CAACAAGAACGAGAAGTCTACAGACGACTCTACAAAAGTAGACCCCTTTAAGGGCGCTCCTGGTCAGGTATCTGGCGACCCCCAACAGAAAGGCGCTTCGGCAGCTGGTACTGATGGTGGTGCACCTGCTCCCGGCAAAGGCAGAATTTCCGATAACGTTATTCCTAATGCCAGCCATGACGGCACTAACAGCCGCTCTGACACCAGTGTGAGCGCTGGTTCCCCTGCACCTGGCAAGGGCAAGATTGGCACTAACGTCCTCCCCAACGGTCAGGACAAAGGTAAGGCCAAAGTCGTAGAGCACCAACAAATCGAAGACACCGCTGGTGAAGTTCTCGATGAACTTGGTACCTCTGTTGACGCCTCCGATGACTTCAAGGCTAAGGCCAAGGTCATCTTCGAAAGCGCTCTCAACCAGAAGCTGAAGCTGGAAGTTGAGAGACTCGAGGAAGAGTTCGCTACTCGTTTCGAATCTGAGATTGCTCAGATTGCCGAGAAGGTTGAAGGTTTCCTCAACTATACTTCTGAGCAATGGCTCCAGGAGAACAAGCTTGTGGTCGAGAACGGCATTAAGAACGAACTCAGTGAGTCGTTCATGCAAGGTCTCAGATCACTCTTTGAAGACCATTACGTAACCCTCCCCGACGAGAAGTATGATATCTTCGAGTCGATGGTTGCGAAGCTTGATGACATGGAAAACAAACTCAACGAACAGATCGAGGCCAATGTCGCCCTCTCCGGTTCTATGAGCGGCTTCCAGCGTGCAGCTATTCTTTCCGATGTATCTTGGGATCTTTCCGAGACAGGTAAGGAAAAGCTTGCTGGCCTGAGTGAGTCGGTTGAGTTTGAAAGTGAAGATACATTCCGCCAGAAGCTGGAAATCCTCAAGGAATCCTTCGCTGGTGTACAACAGGAAGCTGTTGAAACCCAAGGTGAATACCTTGAAGAATCCGCCGAAGCTCTGGCACCCTCTGCTGAGGAAGGTATGTCGTCCTCTATGGCCGCATACGCAAGAGCCCTTGGTAGAACAATCAAGTGAATTAATTACTCAAACAAAAGGTAAATCCCAAAATGTCTAACCATCTAGTTAAGAAGTGGGAGCCTATTCTGAGTCATCAAGATCTCCCCGAGATTTCCGATCCTTACAGAAAGGCTGTCACAGCACAACTCCTGGAGAACCAGGAATCGTTCCTGAAGGAACAAGCAGCCATGGGCATGGGCGGCGGTCTGCTGACCGAAGCTCCCACCATGAGCGTCAACTCTAACGGCTACCAAGGTTTCACCGACGGTACCGACACCACTAACGGTCTCAACGCTGACGTTGGTCCCCGCGCAGGCTTCGACCCCGTTCTGATCTCCCTGATCAGACGCTCCATGCCTAACCTGATCGCCTATGACATCTGTGGCGTTCAGCCCATGTCTGGTCCTACCGGCATGATCTTCGCCATGCGTGCGATGTATAACGGTCCCGACGGTCCTAACGAAGCATTCTTCGACGAAGCTGACGTTACCTTCTCTAACGGTGGTGATGCCTTCACCGCTGGTAGCCAAGGTTATGACGGCTATGCAATGGGCACTGACCCCGATCATCAGTTCGCTCGTCCTCTCGCCACCGGCGCCCAAGCCAAGGATGGCACTGGTTGGGAATCCCCCTTCGACGCCCCCTTCGGTGGCGACGACTACACCTATGACACATCGAACCTCAACCCCGCTGGTCCTCAAGGTGACAACCCCCACACTGTAAACCACCCCTACGTTCCCGGTGAAACACCCGCTGCACGTAACCCCGGTCTGCTGGCTGACACTCTGTCCGCTGGTGGTGTAGCCCCTGACGCTACCAACCCTGGTGGTACTAACTACGATCCTACCCTCGCCCAGATGGGTGGCATGAAGAAGGATCAACTCGAGCGCCTTGGCGAACCCGGTAACGAGTTCCGTCAAATGGGCTTCTCCATCGAGAAAGCTGTTGTTGAAGCCAAGGGCCGTGCCCTGAAGGCTCAGTACAGCATGGAGCTGGCTCAAGACCTTCGCGCTATCCACGGTCTGGATGCTGAAGCCGAATTGGCTAACATCCTGAGCTCCGAGATTCTCTCCGAAATCAACCGTGAAATCGTCCGTACTGTTTACAGAACGGCTCTCCCCGGTGCCCAGAACAACGTTAACACCGCTGGCACCTTCGACCTTGACCTCGATTCCAACGGCCGTTGGAGCGTTGAGAAGTTCAAGGGTCTCCTGTTCCAGATCGAGCGCGACTGCAACGCGATTGCACAGCTGACTCGTCGTGGAAAGGGCAACATGATCATCTGCTCCGCAGACGTCGCCTCCGCCCTGACCATGGCTGGTGTTCTGGACTACACCCCTGCTCTGAACGCCAACCTGAACGTTGACGACACCGGCAACCTGTTCGCTGGTACAATCAACGGTAAGCTCAAGGTTTACATCGACCCATACTCTGCCAACGTAAGTGACACTCACTACTACGTTGTAGGCTACAAGGGTTCCAGCGCCTATGACGCCGGTCTCTTCTACTGCCCCTACATCCCCCTGCAGATGGTTCGCTCGGTAACCAGCCAGACCTTCCAACCAAACATCGGATTTAAAACCCGTTATGGTTTGATCGCTAACCCCTTTGCTGAAGGCCCATCTGGTCCTTACAACAGAGGCCTCGGCCGTCTGACTGACAACAGCAACCGCTATTACAGAAGGGTTAAAATCGAGAACCTTATGTGATATAATACTTCTACCGAACGAAGTGCAAACCAAGCGAGACCCCCTTTACGGGGGTCTTTTTTTATGGTATGATAGGTCTATGAAACGGCCTGCCTACGACCAAACATCTCTGACCCATTGTAAGGAATGTGGTGTCAAACTTGACAAGACCAAGTTAAAAGGTAATCTGTGTATGGTCTGCCACGGTGCTGACACCACCAGACGTAAGAAGGCAAAGAGGCGCGCCCTGATTGAAATGCTGGGAGACAAGTGCTCTGATTGCGGACAGCAGTTCCCTGATGTCTGCTATGACTTCCACCACGATGGTGACAAGCGCGATGATGTCGCGAGACTTATTAATCACAACAGGTCACTTGACTTCCTTAAAGAGGAGGCGTCAAAATGCACACTTTTGTGTGCGAACTGCCACAGGCTACGCCACTTCTCTTGACAGGGAGCCCTTTTTTTGTCTATAGTAAACCAGATAGAGAAACAAATGGAATTCATCACTGAGTTTAACAACCTGTGGCATGTGGTCAAGCAGTGTGATGACATCATGGAGCGCATGGGTGACAACGCTTACATCAATCAGCATGCATGGGTTATTAAGTCAGAAGCACAGCGGCAACTAAAGTGTCTAGAGGCCGATAAATAAAAGTAAAAATATGGCGTCGCCTTCCGAGAATAGACACTTACCAGAGAGGGAACGATTCGTTGGGATTGAGAACAGGAACTTCCTGTCGCCCATCGGATTTAAGTTTGCTGTCAATAAGCTGCGTGGGGTTGACTTCTTCTGCCAGTCAGCTTCTGTACCTGCTATCAGCATGGGGGCATGGAAGCAGGGCACTGTGGTCAACACTGTGTACCAGCCTGGCGATGAGCTGTACTACGAGCCACTGTACCTCAAGTTCTTGATTGACGAGAACATGAAGAATTACTATCAGGTTCATGACTGGATTCGAGAAATCACTACACCATATTCTGCTCGTGAGTTCGGCTATGACCGTGGTACCCTCAAGAGCATTAACCAAAAGACACGAGAGCAAAATGTTTATAAATTTGGTAATAATGATTGGTTATCTGACGCTTCCCTATACATTCTATCCAGTAATTATCGCCCCGTGGCGGAGTTTGTATTCAAAGACTGCTTCCCCATCTCACTTACCACCCTCAACTTTGACGCCTCCGTCCCTGACGTAAACTACTTTACTGCTGAGGTTACTCTGCGCTATAATTACTTCGACTACTACATCTACGAAGCTGCTAATGCAACGGACGCTTCTATGAAACCCAACTATAGAAAGTCAGAGCAAGGAGTTGTGCTTGAGTAATGGATCTTGAAGCTATCCAAAGCATGTGGGCAAAGGATAGCATTATTGATGATGTGCTGCTGGATGAGGCATCGATGAAGATACCTCAGCTACATGCTAAGTACTTGTCATTACATAATGAATACAGCCTACTGAACAAGAAGGCTACCCATGAGCTGAGGACACTACACCATAAGAAATCACTATACTATTCAGGTAAAGCTGCACCTGAGGACTATGCTGAGCCTTTTCCATACAAGGTGATGAAGTCTGACGTCGCCTCATGGGTGGCAGTTGATGAGAGTATACAAAAGGTGGAGATGAAACTCCACTACTACGATACCGTTTTGAACTGTGTGTCAGAGATTCTTAAACAAATACATCAGATGTCTTATAATATTAAGAATATGATTGAGTGGAGGCGCTTCACTAATGGTGTATAAGGACGGTGAGAACTTCACCACTTATTGTGATAAGCCATATAACAGACATAAGTACAAACTTTTACTTAAGTCCGGTAAATCTATTATCCATGATGATTATGATGTAGTCAGAAACATGTGGTTCCAATGGGCTCCACACTGTTCTACTATAGAGGTCATCTAAATAATGTATGGCCGACGTTATTATTAGTAAGAAGAACGAGAATGAGATTCACTTGCAATGTGAGTCACACGTTCTGTATGAATTGCAGGAGGTATTTACCTTTGATGTAGAAGGAGCATCCTTCTCACCTGCATATAGAAAGAGATACTGGGATGGTAAGATCCGGCTGTTGAGTACAGCCAAGCAAACGCTTCCCGCGGGTCTCACCTATCGTCTCTGCAAAGCCCTTGATAAGTTTGGATACTCTTGGGACTTTGAGAACAACAAATACTATGGAGTTCCCTACGAGATAGACCAGCGTGTCTTCCTCGATGGTGTGGAGCTATTCATGAACAAGATCTCTGGCATCAAGCCTAGGGATTATCAGATTGACACAGTGTTTCATGCACTGAAAGAGTATCGCAAGACGATTGTCTCACCCACTGGTAGTGGTAAGTCACTGATGATTTACTCTATCGCTCGCTACATCAAGTCTATTGGTAAGCGAACTTTGATCGTGGTACCGTCCAAGTCACTGGTAGAACAGATGACAAAGGACTTTGCTGACTACGGTTGGGACACAGAGGAGTATGTACATAAGATTTATCAAGGCCACTCTCTGGACACTGACAAGCCCGTAGTAGTATCCACATGGCAATCTATCTACGGTCTAGACAAGAAGTGGTTCAGAGGATTCGACTGCATCATTGGTGACGAGTGTCACAACTTCAAAGCCAAGTGCTTGCAGTCCATCATGAACAAGTGCCCCGATGCCAAATGGCGATACGGTTTCACGGGAACACTTGATGGAAAGAATGTCAACAAGCTCATACTGGAAGGGTTGTTTGGTCCTGTCTACAAGACCACATCGTCTGCCGACCTTATGGAGAAAGGCTTCCTCGCTAAGCTGAACGTAGACATCATCACCCTTAAGCATGAGCCTCGAAAGTTCAACAACTACAACGAGGAGATTGAATTCATTGGATACCATAATAACCGTAATCGCTTTATTTGTAATCTGGCAAATGCTCTTAAGGGGAATGTCTTGGTCCTCTTCACCCGCGTTGAAGGACAAGGACTCCCACTCTACGAGATGATGCAGGAGATGACTGCTAGACCAGTCCACCTAATCTATGGTGACGTCAATGTCAAAATCAGAGAGGAAGTCAGACGAATTGCGGAGACTTCCGACGATAATATTATCCTTGGTTCCTATGGCACTATGTCTACTGGGGTTAACATTAAGAACCTACACCACGTCATCTTCGCCTCGCCTTCCAAGTCCCGTATCCGAGTCCTACAATCAATCGGTAGGGGACTGAGGAAGGCGAAGAACAAGGAGAGTGCCAAGTTGCATGACATCTCTGATGACTTCCGAAAGCCACACGGTCAAAACAACTTCACGCTTAACCACCTGGCAGAGCGTATCAAATACTACGTTGATGAGAACTTTGAGTATCGCATGATTGAAGTCCCTATAAATACCTCTGAAGGAGTATTGAGTCTATGAACGAAGATTCTTTTCACGCAACAGTTAAACTAGTCACAGGAGAGGAGATCCTCACTGAGATCATTGAGTGTGAGGAGAACGGTCAAGACTTTTTCCTGTTCCATAACCCCATCATTATCACAGAGAATAACCACGTCGATATGCAGAAGGGTATCGTCGTCTCTGGACTAGTGCCTAAGAAGTGGATGATGTATTCGTCCGATGATATGCAAGTAGTGTATCGTCAGCACATCATATCCATCTCTGAACTTGACAAGTTTGGCGTAGAGTTCTATCGTAAGGCTCTCGTCGCTGCTGTGGCATCCACCCCCATTAAAAGAAAGGTTGAAACGAAACGTCACTCCGGTTACGTTGGTAAGATTGAAGCGTTTAGAACCAGGCTGGAGAAGATGTTCACCGACTCCCCTGATATACCAAAGGAATCCAAGGAATAGACACTTATATTCTACTCTGTTATAATCAGTACATGACTTGCTTTAGAAATGAAAACACCCACGCCTCGCAAGAGGAAGAACAACTTTATTGACAATAAAGAATTCTACGCAGCAATGAAAGCTTACATTGCTTCGATCGAACTT